GATCTTCAACTTGGATTCCTTTGTCCGTGTAACGTGAGCTAAACTCCTTCTTGATGCCGTATTTATGTTCTAACACTAACTCGTGAATGTAAGTCTTTGCCGTCTGAGACAAGAACTCACTTTTAGAGCGAGGTGTAGCCATCAGTTTCCCGATAGCTGAACACCTAATTTTGAGAGCCTTCATAATGCGTTAAGCATATCCGTTTGACCTTCCGTTAAAGCAAACGATGATTCCAGCTTTTCACGAGTGTATTCGCCTTTTGCAATGGCTTGTACTGCTGCTGCAAATCGCTTTTGATCAATGGCAGGTAGTTTCTTTTCTTTCTTCTCTTGTTCTCCTGATGCATCCGTGTCTTTGTCCGTCACTAAAGCAAGAGCAGAACTGAGTGCATATCTGCGGTAATAGGTTACACCCGAACCAAACGATTGAAAGTCATTCATACCCTTCAACTGAACGTAAGGAATAGCTATTGAGCTTTCAATGTGTTCTCCAGTCTCTACGTGGAATACCATTGTAGCAATGTAGTTCACATCATCCTTTGTGTGTAGAGTTTGAGTAAAGCCAAGCCCGTGTTTTTTCAGCAGCGGATTGATTACTTCAAAGATTTTAGGCAAGTCAGCGTAAGAATAGCCGTAGCCTTGTGTTGCCTTGTGGATTACAGGCACTTCTTGTTGGAATGATGCCAACGATTTTAATAAATTCTTCATAGCGTAAAAATTAAATGTTTAGACAAATATATAGATTATTTAGATACAAATATCAATTTAGTTTATTTTTTTAGCATTTTTTATTTTGAGTAGCGTGTAAGTCTTCTTAACTCTATTGTTATTGTCAAAATCCGTTGTCTTTGGCATTCGTGTATCGGTAGTCCATTCAGGATTTAATTCACTCAAATCAAAAACATACACTCCTTTTGGTGTTGAGTTGATATACAAAGGTTTGTAACCAGTTTCAACGTAAGATAAAATCAATGCAAAATACTTGTCACGCTCTAACATTAATTTATTGTAGTGAGTCTTTCGGCATTTTAGCTCTATTCGGTATGCAAACTTGTGACTTACGCAATCCCATCTACTAAACTGATCCTTTGATTTTTCAAGATCAAGTATAAATCCTTTTTTTAGTAAATCAAATAAGTCACTTTCCTGCATCTTTTATCTTTTGTTTATAGGTTTTAATTATTTCTTTTAATTCGTCTTTTGTAAATTTTCGTGTTACTCTTGCTTTTGCTTCCAGTTGATTAAACCTCTCTGCTCCAATCTTAGTCAGTAGGTGTTGACGGTATTCAATAAGGTTGCCTGATAAGTAACTATTGCACTTTTCACATTGTAAGTGAACATTATCTTCGTCAAATCGTACGTTCCAATGATTGTTAGCGTTGTAGAAATGACCTGCGTTTTCTTTCTTTGGTTTCTGTTTACAAGAGATGCAGAGTTCGTCTTTGTCTCGCTCTCTGATGTATTTGTTAAATACCATTTGAGCTGCTTTTACAAGGTCTTGAACCGTCTCTAAATCCTGCTGCATTGCTTTCTTTTTCTTTTGCCAGTTCTTTATGGTAGCTTCTTGCACCCAAGCATCTACACACATCTTATTAAAGCAGTATTTTTGATTAAAGCGGATAGGCTCAAACTTCTCCTTGCAGTTCTTGCATCTCATAAAGTAATGCTTTCATCTATCCAAATTCTGAATGCTATTTGCAAGTCTACCTGCTCGTTAAATACTTGCTCTGCGTGTTCTTCGTCTATTCGTAAAACTAAACGGTCAGTCTTTTGAATCTCATCAGCTAACATATTGGCTTTGTTTTTTAGTCCTTGACGAAAAACGGACTGGTCATTAAGGTCTTCAATGAAGTCAGCTAATACTGGCAAAAATGCTGCTAAGGCAATAAGTTTCTTTTCTCTTTTCATAATAGGTTTTCTATTTGGTTATACTTTATTTGGTTTTCAAGTTCGTGTTTTTGTCTACTCAGCTCCATATTTCTATTGGCGAGAATTGTGTTTTCTCGGCTTAAACTTACTGCGTGTTCGTAAAGGTTTGTCAAAAAGCTAATGGCTTCTAATAGCTCCTCTTCGCTTTGTTTTGCTCCTTGTATGTAATCAGTTGCTTCGGGTCTTGTTTTTAGTATTTGATCTCGTGCGTTTTGGATTCGTTTTTTAATAGCCCACAGGTTCGCTCCTGTTTTAATTTTTTGTAGTCCTAAGTCCATTATAAAAAATTTTAATTTGCTAATCTACGGAGTTTCTCTGATGTGTTTATTAATTCGTCTATGTGCTGTTGAACTTCTTTAGGGCGATGAGGTTCTAAAGGGTCTACTCCGTTTATCGCAAAGCCGATTCCGTTGTTAAAGTCGCATACTACTGGACAATCAATCATTGTATGCTTACCTCCAGTCTCCATATCCTTAACCTTTTCTACTTGAATCCAAGTTTTGTATTTATGTTCGGGATGTTTAATTAGGCGGTGTACAACAATCATATCATCGCATCGGTTCAAAAAAGCCTTACCTCCTTCAATGTGGTCTTTTAGTGGTGCTTTAAGATGTCCTTTTAAATCTCCTTCAGGATATAAGTTTCCAGTTCTACCACTCTCTGAGTTTGGGTGCGTGTTAATGTAAATTGTCATTCCTGTTTGATTAGCAAATTGTCTCGCTCGATTCATAAACTCGTAATTACCTGAAAAGCTCATCTCTCGGTCAAGTCCAGTGAAAGGGTCAATCAATCCTACATCAGCTCCGCTTTGTTTAAATAGCTCTAATACTTCATCGGGTTTGTAGAGCTTTGAGTTATCTATAAACACAAATGACTGCTCTAAGAACGCAAGGTCTCCGCTAATTTGTGAATGACTAAGTTTACTAAAGTGCTTACCTCTATACATTTGAATCATATCTCTAAGGATTTGACCTTTTTGATTTTCGCCTGACCAAATGCAGAACGTAAGATTGTGTTTAAGTGCCAGCGTTAAAAAGTACCAATTTATCCAATACGTCTTTCCAACATTGTCGTGTCCTAAAATGATGTTTAGTTGCTTTGGTTTAAATCTTAAATGCTCATCTAAGAAGCAGTCAAGTCCAAGACCTTGTTTTATTTTACCATCCCTGACATCAAGTAGGTACTGAAGTGAGTCTCCGTGTTTAAGTATCATCTTATTCCGTTTAGTGCGTTTAACAATGTGTCATTCTCTTTTTCTAACCAAGTGTGATTAAATCCTTTCCAAGAACGCTCTACGCATTTTCTAAGAATATGGTTACGGTCACCTCCGTGTTTTTGTACTTGGCTTATAAATGAATTAAACGCAGTTTCAGTATTTACTGCTTTCAATTGTTTACGAACTTCCATCCATTCAAGAGATAACTTTTCGTCAAATCCGTGTTCAAGTAGCGAAGCTAAAAAGCTATATTTATTATTCTTTTCATTCTTTTCATTCTTGTTTGTTGTTAGTTGTTTGTTAGTCGTTTGTTGATTGTTTGTTAGTTGCTTGTTAGTATCATCGTTTTCATCTTGGTAACATTCATATTTACAAATAGTTACGATAGTAAATTGGCTTGTTGATTTTAACTCAATTTCATTTGTCTTTTCCAACTTTTTTAAAATGGTTCTAATCGTTTGAACTGAGATACCTGTAGCGTTAGAAATGTTACCTAAAGAAGAAATAAACTGACCTCGTTTTATTTCAATACCTTGCCACTTACCATCTTTGTGATTAGCTTTTAAAAGCATATACATAAACAAGTGAACTGCCTCTGATTTATTGAACCATTCCCACTCTAAAAACTTGCGATGTATTTTAATCCATCCTGACATACTTAATGTATTAAAGCAAATTCAACATAACTACTTACCATTAAACTTAATTTATGCAATTTATATTGTAAATTCATTGCTTTTATTTTTATGTTTTCAGGTATTCCTTTATGGTATAAATGTCTTTTAACTTCATCAATTAACAATATTGATTCAGTCAAAGATTTTTGCATTTGAATTAATTTTTTTTCATTTATATTCCATTCTTTTAAATTGTAATCATTTCTTTTGTTGTTGATAGGTTTTAGATAACCAATTAACAAAGACTCTAACATCATCCTGTGTTCTTTATTTTCAACTAAAATGACTTTGGCTTGAATCCAATTAGAATTTTCATTTCTACAATGGCAATTTAACCTATTATAAATGTTTTGACTATGCCCAATGTATATTAAATTATCATTCTTATCAAATAATTGATATACACCAGCTGATTTTATTTCTGGAGTAATAAAATAAAATTCTCCAAAGTCACCGCATTTTGTTATTTTTTCAATAGTAATCATTATGTAATTTTTAGGTAACAAAAAACCCCCAAACTTCGTTGCGGCTGGACGTGCAATTCGGTTTGAGGGTAAATAATTCCTTTGAGTTTATGGTGTCCAGCCAACTCTCCTACAAACATAACGTTATTTATCTAAATAGGTTGCTCTTTTTGTAAATTATTTTGATGGTCGTATCTACCTTCGTTTAAAAAACGTCTTACTCTTTTAAATTTCTCGTAGGTAGTTGCTTTGATTAAGTCATCAAATATGTTACGTTTTTGCTGAGCTATAATTAAAGGCTCTGCCATTAGTTGTACGCAACTTTCAGTCATCTTCTGATACAATTTATCAGTCTTTAACTCTTCGTGTTTGCGTATCGAATTAAAAGTAGTACAATGTGTTCGATTAAATAGCCTACCAACTTCACTGAGCGTAAAGCATTTAGTTTGGTACAATGCCCAACATAAGTAATGCCTTCTAAAGACGTAGAACTGCTCTCTGCTGCGTCCATTTAAGCCTTCTGACTCAATGTATTCTTTTACTTGTTCTATGTTCATAGCTTTTCTATTTCTTCTTTAATATCTTGTAGGTATAAAAACTTGTCAAAGGCTTCACTTAAATCTCCTGTAATAAATTCCTTTGCAAAATCAACTGCAATCAATGCACATTTAATGCAATCTTCATAAACCTCATCGTGCATCAACACGGATGCAAATTGCTCAACTAAATCTTTTGCTTTTTCTTTCGGTGTCATAGCGGTGTTACTTTAAATTGTCCATCATTAAATCTTCCTGACTCAAGTAAGTCCATTTTTTTCCAGTAAGCAAGTCCTTTGCTTGTGAATATCCATTCTTGAACTACTGCAAGTCCTACTTGGTATGTTAGTTTAAATCTCATATCTCTTGCATTTTAATTTCACAAATTCGGTTATATAAATCAAAGTTAAAGTTATCCCAGTATCGGTTTAATTGATAGTCTCTAAACAAACCAAGTGCCTTCTTCGTGTGGGTTAAAGTGGTAGCATTGATAGGCAAACTCGTGGAAATGGTCTGATGATCCGTGAGTAAGTTCTGCGATAACATCTTCAGCTTCTGAGATTGTAAGTTCTTTGCTCCATTCTGCGGTTTCAACTGTCCAGCTTTCATTGTCGTTAATTGGGTTATAGTGATACATTAAATCTATTGTGGCGATGTGTTCGTCATCCCATCGGTTGTAAACATCTACTGTTAAGATGTGTGTGTAGGCATCAGAGTTCTTCTCTGCGTACCAGTATTTATTTTCCGTATTTTTCATTGTAGATTCTATTAACGTATTTAGAATAAAACTTAGGTAGTTCGTGTTTCTTTACAAAATGAACTTGCGTGTCTAACGTCTTAAAGTCTTTCACAGGCGGTTTGACTGTGCTGATAAGCCACATTAAAAACATTGCTCCTACGATTACTGTAACTAAACCACCAAGTATCTGACGTTCATCTTGGTTGAGGTCTGAGAATAAAAATTTAATTGTCTTCATAACGTATCTTTTAAAAGTTTTAACATTAAATTGTAAAGTGAAAAAGCGTGTTGAGTTTCTTTGTGATTAGCACCAAGCGTATCTCGTTTGGTTACATACTCTTGCCAAAGTTTCTCCTCTTCAGCAAGCATTAGTTTTGTGTGTTCTTTCATAGCGTTTGTTTAAATGTTTATACAAAGATATAACCTTATTCGTAATTATCAACAAAAAAGTTACATTTTTTTTAAAGTTTTTTTAGATTCCTTTATTTTACAAGGCTTTCAGGCGCAAAGTTTTTTCACATAAAATAAAAAAAGCCTCCGATTAAAGAGGCTCTTACGCTATGGAGTAGGCAAATATACTAAAAATTATGGGTAAGCCGTGCTACTTGACCAAATTCTTTGTGATGCACAAAACCTTCAACTGCTTTAGGAACGTAACCATAGCCGTTGCGATGATGCCAGCTATCCGTACCTGATGGACTTCTCAATGATTCAACTGTTACTCCGATATAGTCCTTTGAAGTTTTGTGGTGAACGTGGTGCGTATAAACATAGCGATGTTTGGTTTGACTCCACTCCATCGGAAACTCCGTTGCCATCAATAAAGGTAAGTCTTGGTGTTTCGCTCCATCTCCGTGAGTCGTGCCGATAAGGTTCTTTCCGTACTGGAAGCCTTTTCGATGTGCAATTGAGCAATCAAAAGTAATGTTCTTGCAATCTTTAAACCAAGTTTGAATAACGTCAGCAAGAAAAAAGCCGTGTGTATAATCGTGATTAGAGGGATTGAAAGTAAAATGTACGTCAGCAACCCCGATAAGAAGTTCGAGAATCTCAACATAAAGTTTTTTAGCTATTAAAAAGTTAGAGTACCACATTCCATCCGTGTCTTGTGAAGTTCCTGCGGTAGTTGTTCGTTTTGGAGTATCAATGTGCAGAATGTCGTTGCCTCCTATAAATAGGATCTTGTCAATAGTAAATCCGCTTGATTTGTCTAAAATACCTTTTACTCCTTCTAAGACACGTTGTACTGCTATTTGATTGTTATATGTCTCTCCTACTTCGAAAGCATCGCAGAGCTTACCTATGTGGATGTCAGCAGGGTCTATGACTAAGAGATGTCCGTCAGTTGATGGATTCCGTGTTATCGTAGGATACTTAGGTACATAAAGACGAACCTCATTTAAAATATCTTGACGAATCTTCTCGTAGTTCTGCTCCTCTTCTGGTTTGTAGTTTGGATTCTTAAAGAATAAAGAAGCCTTTTGAGATTTTAGCCATCCGTGTTTTACGTCAGCATCGTTTAAGCCCATACCATTGGACTCTTGTTTTATCGCTCGGTATTGCTCAATGATTTCAAATTCATCTTGCTTCAAGCGGATTCTTGGTATCTTCATAAAGTGTATTTAGCAAACTTCATAAGCCATTTAGCAAGGAATCCTATGCCAAAGCCTATGATAAACAACCAAAGATTAGGTTTTTTGTTTTTATGCTTCTCAGTTTTGTACTTAACTACCTCTACTTTTTCAATCATTCGTAAGGTATCTCTTTTTAACTTATACTCAATACGTGTTTGCAATCGTGTTTTAGGTACGTAGGAACGCTTGTAATGCACTATCGTATCTTTTTGGACTAATACCCTTTCCCACATAATTGAGTCTCTTAAAACGTACGGAATTGAGTCAATTGAATTAATGACAAAAGTGTCTGCCACCTCCTCACAACGGTAACCCTTCTTGATTGCTTTGCGTACGTGGTAATTTACTGAGCAAGATGTCGCAAGTATAGTAAATATTAGCGACAAAATAAGTAGCGAACTTCTCATAGATTAAAGGTTTTTAAGCATATCAATCATTCGTGGACAAGGGTAAATGTCGCTTTTATCTTTACGTACTGAGTTGTGGGTGTAGATTCCTTTCGTGTTTTTAAAGGCTTCCTTGTCAAGTCCGAATATTTCCGAACGGTATTCTTTTGGTATGTCGTAAGTTTCGCAAAGGTAAACAACTAACTGGCGAGTGCTTTCGATTTGTGCATCGGTGTATTTATACCAGTGCTTGTATCCTTTGTATGGTTGATCTAAAGTTGTTACCATTGATTCAGGTACAGCAGCATTAACGTAGTTATAAAACTTTCCGTTTTTTTCTTTTAAGTATCCCCAGTTGCAAACCTCAATACCAACTGAAGTTTTATTTAAGTTTTTGTACGGTACACCTTGCGCTTTAAATTCCTTATCGCCAACACCTAAATGCCAAGACCAATGTTTAGACGAAAAGCATTGAACTATTAAACCATCAGCTCCTATAATAAATGCCGTAGCTATTCTCTCCGTGTTTCCGTTCCAATACCTACTAACTGCTTCAGCGTTGCCACCTCCTGCCGTATGGTGCAAGTAGATTTGTGTTTTAAGAGATTCTTCAGCAAAGAACTGAGACTCCTTTAAACGAGCTTGTTTAATTTTAGTGATGTCTAATTTCATACTACTTTAATTC